CAGAACTGACTGAACCCGTTACTGCCGCTAGTTTCGCCAGCGATGGTCTCAATTCATCATCAACGACACCAACTTCAAGTTGTAATTTTGAAACATAGGCTTCTACTGATGCAATGGCAGCATCGGTTGCGCCTGTTGTGTTGCGAAGGCTATTGGCAAGAAGTACCTGGCTCTTCTGGTCTGCAATGGCAGCCTGGACTGCATCCTTGCCAATCTTGATGGCGAATGCTCCGACTGCAGCGGTTGCTACCGCAAATGCACGAACTGTTTTCTTGCTAAAATCATCAAAACCTTTGCCAAGTTTTGTAATGTCTTTTCTGGCAGCCTTGGAACCCTTATCAGAATATTGGGTAATAATCCGCGCTACAACTGCGCCAACTGCCATCGTTATACCCGCTCTCTATTCAAATGCTTTTGTAATTCTGCTTTTGCTTCTTCTAATGCTTTATTCACATTGGTTTCGATTTTAGCGCGGTCTTTATCAACAACACGCCAAATCAAACGCGAAGCAGGTTTGAATCTGGCAGATAAAGTACGCATAAATTGGTCACCTTGACGGCGACCAGTTGCATCTTTACCACTTTTGCGACCAGCAACTTCAAAGATTGCTCCAGCGGCTGATTTATTCAATAACGCACCAGCGCTCGTTGTGTAATTAGCGCGAACTTTTCCTTGAGCCTTAGTTTTACGAATACCCGCAACAACTTCACCTGTATTCCAGGCAGGCCAACCAGAACCACCACGGGAACTGCTTTGAGGTCTGGCGGCGTTATATGGCCGCCAGCCGCTCATTGGAGTATCTGATTTACCGTTGCTGATACCGCGAGCAATGCCATGGGCATCGCGTTCAGCGCTCGCAAGTTCTGTATTGATAACTTTGTTGAATTTACGAACAGCGGATTTATCAAACTCTTTCAAAGCATCAAGTGTCTCTTTGATGCCAGTGAGAACTATGACTTCATCCGCCATGTTTTTTAGCCCGCTCTTTCATATAAACACCGATTGCTTCCAGGATGCCATCAGGAGCATCTAGTAAGTCAACTGGCGAAATCCCAGTCTCCACCGCAATTGCTGCAACCGTATAGGTTAGGCTTTCGCGGTGGATTCGAAATTTGGGTCGGCATCCAATTCTGCGCTGAGAATTGTATCTAAATAATCAGGTCCGAATGGTTTGACCACAACTCCATTGACTTGCTGTGCTTTCCAAGCCAACCAATAGATATGTTCAATTTTTTGCTCGTCCCCAATCAATTTAGGCAGTCCTTTGCCAAAGTTCTGCTCAAATGCAACGATGATGCGTGGAGTCAGTTTATAGATTGACTCATTACCATCAGCAGTTTTTACTTTGATTGCTAATCCATCCATTGTATTTCCCCCTATTAGTTATCAGGATGTTGTCTTAGTAATTGCGCCAGAGATAGGCCATGTCACGGAGACAGTAGCCAACTCACCAACGCTACCCGATACGCTCTGCCATTCTGTAATCAAAGCAGAGAATCCGTATGCAGGATTTGTTGAAGATGTTGCAGCGCTAGTCGGCTTGACTGTCATTGCAACTGCAGTGCCAATTTTTGTTGATGCATCGCTTGGATAAATCAATGCTTCTAATGCACCAGAAGCGAAGTCCTGGTTGAATTCAAGCGTCACTTGATTATCACGGAGACCAGCCACACGGGTTCTGCTGGTGCTGCCCATGCTTGTTGTCTCAACGACATCAAGTGTGGATGAAAGTGAAACTGATGTAACATATTGAGAAATGTCGGTACTTGCAAGCACGACATATGCATCTGTTAGAACTAAACGGGCCATTCTTTATACTCCTTTTGTAATCGCGCCTGAGATTGGCCAGGTCACACTTGCAGTAGCCAATTCTCCCACAGAACCTGACAACTCTTGCCATTCAGATACAAGAGCGGAGAAGGTGTATGAAGGATTTGTTGCAGATACTGCTGCGCTTGTTGGCTTGACAACAACGGTTGTTGCTGAACCAAGTAGCGGGTAAATCGTTTGCTCAACCGAGGATGTTGCAAAATCCTGGTGGAACTCTAGGGTCACAGAATTGTCAGCAAGACCGGCAACTCTTGTGCGGCCTGCAGCAATAGTGGATGAAAATGCGCTGGTGTCAATGACATCTTCTGATGTTGAAATTGTCACGCTGGCAATATGGTCAGATAAATCTACGGCGCCGATGACAACGGATACATCCGTCAATACGATGCGTGCCATTATTTAGTGTCTCCTTCTTGTGTCGGTACTGCTGATGCGGTCTTTGCTGACACAAGATGACCACCTGCGACAAGCGCATCAATGTTGCATCCTGCTTCAAGCAGTTCTTTTTCTGATACTGATTCGCCTTTTTTCTTCAAAACGAAACGGTCAGAATTTACTATGTATGCCATTTAGTCTCCTTGGCCCCAGATTGTTAGACGGTAACGATATGAAATATATTCAACATCCCCTGACAGATATGTTCCTGCTTCTGCCGATGTAACACGCAAAGTGTTGCAGGCACCGCCAAGGGTCAAATCTGATTCAATGGCTGCTTTGATTGAATAATCTCCAGAGCCAGCAAGGTATTTGTCAAGATTGTCTTGCGCTGTTCTTTCAGAGAATCTCTGAACTAGCACATAGACATCCAAGTTTGCCTGGTCTAAGCCACGGCTGTTGTTCAAATCAAAAGTGAAATCTAACTGGCCAACGACAGCACAAGGTGGCTGTGGCAAGTCAGGCATAATGTCATATGCACGCAAACCTTTGATTTGTTCGAGTTGCTTCTTGAGAGCATCGCGAATCGAACTGGGTTTCATTTTGCCATCCAGGAAAGTTTGCGGAATGGGCGGGCAAGCATTTCAACATCTGGGTCTAGGCGAGAACTCAAACGAACTGTTCCAAGTTCAGCACTGCCAGCAATGCCGAATGGAGACTGGCGGCGGATAAATAAACGCGATGCCTGAATCTTGCAAGCCATTTGAATTTCATTAGGAATTGCAGTCCAACCCCAGACACCTTTGACACGCACTGATTGCGGCAGATTGAATGGGAAGATATAGGCGCCGATTGCGAGCAATCTAGTCCAAGGCCAGCCACGGCGAGGGTTATTCACAGGCTCAACCATATAATCAGAAGTTGCCCACACGGTTGTGTATAACTGGTCAAAATTATCATCTGTGGCAATTTCGCTGATGTAGATGATGTCATCAACATTGGTTGTCCACCAATCCTGCGCTGTGTAGTAACGAGTTACTGGTGTGGCAGTTGTGCCATCCTTGTAAAAGAATCGCCCTGTGTAATCATCAAGCATTCTGCTGGCAGCCATGATTGCGGCTTCAAGCGCAGTATCATCCTGAATGTCGTCTATATTTAGTGATTCCTTCAGGTCTGACAGTGTGCAGTATGCGTTTATTAGTGCCACGCTTTTTCCTCTTCTCTGCCTGTGGTGCAACTGCCCGTTCTAAATCGGGCGTTGCGGTTGCGGTTTGTTTCCGCCAAAACTTTATTCTTTCCACGATAGGTGGTGTTCCTCTGATAGCCAATATGACTTCTGATGGGGTAAAACTGCTGCTGTGTTGACATAGATTGGAAAGCCCAATTGTCTTATACGGCGCGAAAACAGCAAATCTTCACTAATCCATTTGCCATCAATCGGACCATCCCAAAACCAGCACCAATCTTCACCTTGGTTTGGGTCAGCGTACTCACGCATTTTTTCAAGAACGCTGCGATGTATGAGAACACAACCAGTTCCACACGCATCAATCTGAAAGACTGAATTTCGGTCATACTTGAACAAAGGCAAGAAGCCTTCTGGCGCATCCTGAAAGATTGCTGGTACAGGTTTTGGGTACAAGTGTTTGTGAGCATCAAAGGCTGCGAAAACTAAACCTGATACAACTGGTCGCTCTTTATCGTGAGCGGTTTGAATAAGTAAATCAAATACTTCTGTGGAGAGTTGTTCATCCACATCAATCATCAAGAGCCAATCTGAGTCAGTATTTTCAAGAAATGCTTTGACAATTCGATTGCGCATCTTGGAAAGTAATCCAGAGCCTTTTATTCTGACAAATGGCCCTAATTTGTCACGGCGGTCTTGGCAGAGTTGAAACATCCGATATGCCCACGCCGCATTGACGGTGCCTGGGTCACACGCACCGATTGAAACTTTATGTCCTGTTTTCATTGAATCCCCCGATTCGTTAGGAAGTGTAGGAGCAGGCAGGTCGGGGGATTCCCACCTGCTCCTACACAACTATTTAGTTGTTCGTTCTAACTAGAACGATGGTGCAACTAGACCAGTACCGCTGATGATTGAAGCGGCCTTTGGATAGCGCTCTGCGGTGAATGCAGAGAATCCATACACAACAGTCTTGATGGTTAGGCTGCCAGGGGCAGTTGCATCAAAGCGGAGTGAGAATGGTGAGCCTGGTTGCTCCCAGAGGTGCATTTCGCGTGCATCAACAAGATAGATTTCATCTTGGTTGGTGGCTGCACCGTAGTTTGTAGCAACATTTGCATCACTGATGATTGGGAGACCAAGAAGTTGGTATCCGCTGTTTGCATACTGAGCAACGCCTGCGCCAACTCCAGCAGCGTTCATTGGTCCGTTAGCAGTTGGAACAACTACTGGACGGCCTGCAGTATCAACTGCAGCGAGCAAGAATGCTAGGCGGCGTGGGTGCATAATCCAGTGAGTTGGTGTGGTGAACACATTGCTCTGAACTTGCTGTAGAGCATCTGCCAACTTTGGATATAGCAATGCAACTGTTGGTGCTGTTGATGTGAAGGTGATTGCGTTTCCACCTGAAGCGCGGATACCCTTGAACTGTCCATTGGAACCAGTTCCGTTGAGTACCTGTGCATCAAGTGTTGTGTGGAATGAACGAATCAAGTCAGCAACAACAAATGCATCAATGCCTGTTCCGCGCTCAATTGCTTGGCGGGATAGGTCCTGTTGTCCCGCGATGGTACGCACTGGGACAGAGAGCAGGGTGTCATCTGCATCGGTATTGGAAACAGAAGTGTTCTGTGTTTCCTGGATTGCTGTTGATGTACCTGTAGTCATACGGCTGATTTCAAGCGACATACCAGCGGCAGGAAGTGCCATCTTGTTTGTTGCGAAATCTGCAGTTGGGCGACCAGCGCGTGCAAGAGGTGCAGCGAGGTCAACGAGGTATTGTGGAACAACAAGTCCTGCGAAGTTTGAAGTGTCAACTGCGCGTGATTCAACAGATTCTTCCTTCATGTGGCGTGCAAGACGCTCTGAAGCAGCGAAATCGCCACGAACTTGAGCATTGAATGCATCGCGAACGAATGAAGTTCCGTTGTCTGGACGGTATGTACGCTCTTCGCGTACGATTGAAGTTGTTGCCTTTGGAAGAGCATCTGCAACGACTGAGCGTGCTTCTGCTGCTTTCTTATCGGCTGCTGCTTGTGCAGTCAACTTCTCAATCTTTGCATCGAGCGAGCGTGATTCTTCAACGAGGGCATCAACCTTTTCGGTTTCCTCAGCAGTAAGGTCGGTACGGTTCTCAGCAGCAACTGCTTCAAGAACTGCATCCATTTCAGCCTTCACTGCATCACGGCGCTCAACAACTTTGTCAATGTATGACATTATTGAGTTCTCCTTGTGAGTGTTTGTAAGGGTCCGAGGTGGTGGCGATGATATTTCACGGCGCTCATTGAGGGTGTGAGTCTCGCTCCGACTTCGTATCTGCTCTTGTGAGCAGAAATCTATTTTGTGTTTTGGATAATTGCTTTGGCCAAACGAAGTGAAATTGTGCGGCTTTGTTCTTCACTTGGCGCTGGTAGTGGGTCAATGGCACGAAGTTCTGATGACTTGTGGCCAACAAGAACTTCAGTTGCTTCCCATCCATCACGAACTTCGCGATAAACGCGGATAAGGATTGCAGGGTCTCCTTCTTCTGCAGTGATGGAGAAATCAGAGTCAGGTATCCCAAGAACTCCTTCTCTCATTACATGCTCAATGCGACCACGGGCGGTTCCGCCTGATGAATCCCATTCTACAAAATCTCCAACGACATCAACAGCGCGAGAAGAATCATCTTCAATCTCTTCTTCTTCATCGTACTCTTCATCGTCATCTTCTTCTTCGCCTTCAATATCTAGCAATTCGGATAGGTAATCGCGAAGCGCCTTGATTGAATCCTCATCAAGTTTGCGGCCTTCCTTGATGGCATCTAGTGCGTCAGCAATCTTCTTGCGGGCTTCAACACTGGTGGTTGGGTAGGCAGGATATGTGACAACTGAGACATCGCCATCAGCAAGTGATACTTCTGTCAATGTGC